ATTATTAGATCCTGTATTATAGTACGATACTATATAATCATCTTGAACTAAATCTGGTGTAGATCGTAATTTGTCTGAACCTCCAAATTCATTAATTCTTAAAATAGTATCAGGAATCCCAAAGCAGTTTATTAATGCTCTTAATCCGGTTTTAGTGCCTTTTGTTTTTAAAAGATAAGGTATATTATGATATAATCTTTTATAATATTCTGATACTATATCGTCAGCTGGTAATGTATTAATAGAAGATGTTATATAATTTGTTATTACTTCTGAACCTGTTGGAGGTAAGTTTTCACCATCAGGCCCTACACCTAAAAGTGAATAGAATATATTATCGGATATACTAGTATTAGTATATAGTTTAATGCCTAATGATTTTAAAGCATCTGCTACTTCATCTTTTGATATACCTTTATCTAAATTATTTTCTGCATTATATCTATTAGTAACATCTTTTATGTATATCCATATATTATCAAAATGTTGACCAATCATATTTAAGAAAATTTGATATGGTTCATTATTAGGATCAGATTTTAGATATTCTGGAATTGTATTTATTAACCAATCTTTATTATTATAATCGTAAAGAGAAGCAGAATATAATATACTTTGAGTAGTGCTTGTTGGAACAGTATTGATTCCTCCTAGCCAGTTGCTTACTTGACTGCTAGTATAAGCATATAGTGAGTATGGTTTTGTATTATTTGATTTAGGCCAAGCATTTGAACTTGATTCATAATATAAATAATATTCATATCCATCGAATTTTTCTATTATATTATTAATCTTTGATTCTAGAGATGACTTACTACTTGATACTGTTATTGCGTTAGAAAATATACTATTTAGTGAATTGATATCTGAATTATACCCTTCTATTAATTGAATTTTATATGCAAAATTATTTATTCTTTCGTATGCAGAAGAGAAATGTATAAAATTATTAAAATTACTATAATCTACATTTATATCAATCCCTTTTTCATCTACTAGACTTTTTAACTGCTGGTATGATGTTAAAGAAGATCCAGTATAAAAACTACCTAATGTAATAAAATTAGTATTTTGACCTACTTTTTTAGATATCTCTATATTATAATTAGGACCTCTTAATTGATCTCTTGTTATAATTTGCTCGGCTGGAATTTGAATATCTACATTATATGTAGCTGGCTCTGCTAATTTATCTACTAGCCAAAAAGTATCTTTAGTTCCTAACTCTGCAGGAAGTGGTTCGTATAGTTTAATTAATAAATTAGCCTCCTCGTTATTAAGAGAATATAATAAGTTTACACCAATTAGTATTTTATTATCTCCAAAATTAAGATAGAAGTCTGGGTAATAATTTTTTGTAGATGAATTGAGACTGTATTCGTTAAAATAATTTAATAAATCATCGTTAGATAGATCTTGCCTATATACTCTTAATTCAGTTCTATCAGTAGAAATTTCATTTATCCAAAATCTATTATCAAAATTACTATTAAATATTTTCTTAAAAAAATTATAAGTAATATTTACTGCACCTCTATCATATCCCTCATTTAATACATCTTGATCGGGATTTAATAATACTATATTTCCAGATGCATTAACTGCATCAGTATTCTTAATAGAATAAGATGTTACGTTATAATTTGATGTTAATAGATTACTATTTAAATCACTAATAAAATACTCTATATAGTCATCTAATTCACCAAAATTCCTAGATATAATATTACTGCTAATTAAAGAAGTATCTTTATTATTATATTCTTGAAATTCCGGATTAGAACCTAGATAATTTATATTTGTTATTTCCATTATGTTAATTTAGATATGTCGATTAGACTTGTATTAGTATCTAATAGTTGTTGTCTCAAGCTATTAATTTCTTCTAATAATGCTTTTTCATTATCAGATATTACTGATCCTCCTAAATACTCTGTACTTCTTCTTACTAAATATTCATGAGTATTAACATCACCGTTAATAGGTATTTCAAAAAATAAACTTTCATATAGATTAAAGAATTCATCTACTGTTATATCTTGCAATACATCTGTTTCAACCGGATCTATTAGTTGTTTAAATTCTGTATCAACAACTCTAGTATATGTATTTTGACCGTATACCTCTCTATATAGATTTAATTCTTGTGACATTATCTTACTATTTTAAATAAAACATCGCTATCTACCACTACTTGTTCAGAATTGGGTAATACCGTCTTTACTAATAATTTATAAGTTCTTTCTGGTTCTAATCCGTTCATATATATAGTAAAGAAATTACCTGTTGAATCAGCACTAACTTTAGTATAGTTATTATCAAAATCAATAACCATTTCGGTTGTTTTATAATCCTGAACTCCCCAATAAGACGATGTGGGTAGGTATTTCCAATTTAGATATATAGAAGATGTTGTAAACTGTCTGGTAGGAAATTTATCTTTTGCTTTTAATTTAAATTTATAATTATTATCTTTTTTAAATTCTCCTAAATTGTTTCCTACGTTTAATATAAAATTATCGCTTGTAATTATTCCATTAGTATTACTACCAGTATTATAAGAAGAATCATCCCATTTAAATTCTAAACAAGGCGGATATATTGTATGTGTATCCATAGAGAAGAATTTTAGATCTATAAAAGAGCCAGTATTTAATTCTATCGATGATGAATGTTTTAATATTACACCGTAATTTATTGAACCGCTAAACCAATTACTTAGTATTGGAGTTACATTTATATTTAAATCTTTATCTGCAGTATAGTCGAAACTTTGGGTTGTTCTAAAGGATGAATTCCATGAACCTCCACCACTAGTAAATAAATAAGAAAAATTATTTCCTACTTCAGTCCATTTTGCAGAACTAGATATTGGACCTACAGTAGACCAGCATACTCCATTTGTAGTAACTGGGTTATCATTAAATTTTCCGGTACCCATTATAAAGCTTTGAGTTAGAGGAAAACATTCTATTGAGTAATTTTGTGATAAATTTTCTGCAGTAGCTAAAAATAATCTCAAATTAGCACTAAATGATGAACTATTAAAAGATTTTATAGTACTTATATCATTATCAGAAAATGAAATTAATGTTCTTCTTATATCATCTAATGTAGTTGATCCTATATTTTCAGAAGTACCCGCTATACTAGTATTATTTTTTACAGAAATTTCTAATATTTCATCTCTACCAGCATTCAAACTAGGGTATCTTGAATATATCGAAGCGTCTTTATTAGGGAATATTTTATATACTGCCATTTTTCTTTTTATTAAAATGTGACTATTCTACCTTGAATATCATTTTCTGGATTTTTAACTTCAAATATGCAAGGATCTAATGAAGGGTATATAACTTTATTTAATGTAGCTGATTTAATATCGTAAGAATATTTTGAATACCCTAATTCTTCTCCAGATAAATTATTTATTTCTATATTATTAATTGTTTGAATACCGTTAACTGAATCTAATAATGTATATAATTCTGATAATACTATAGGTTGGTTAATTTCCCATTTGTCTGTTTTAAAGTACTCTTTTAATAGATCAAGACATTGTAAAATAACATCTCTTCCTGAATAATTCGGTCTAAGTATAATATCAAAATTAACACCTATATTAACTATAAATGCATCTTTTATATTTATGCTATCTGTTAGCATTCTATATTGAGAGATATAGGTTTTAAGGTTTTCTTTTAAAGTTGTTGGTGGAGTTATTAATTGTTTATTTTGATTATATCCTAAAACATAAAGGCTAGTAGATAATGGATCAATAGCTTTATTACTAGTACCTGTTGTAGTATTATTATATGTTAATGTATCTTTAGTTACGAAAGCTTTAGATACTTGACCAAATTTTCCCGGCATGCTTAAAGCCAGAGCCATATAATCTTGCTGAGTTACTGCTCTCATTTGAGTAGGAAATTGCGCTAATGAATTAAATCTTATTTGTTCAATAGTATCTCCGTCACCTCCACCTACTGCTTGGCCTGGATTATTAACCTGTAATGATGTTAATACTTGATTAGCTAGAGTATTATCAACTGTTCCACCGTAAAATCCAGAAGTAAAGCTTACGACTGTATTAAGTTGGTTACTAGGAATATTTGCTTGCGTTCCTCCGCCAACAAGATATCTTACTGTTAAAGTAATATTAGATGGTGCTAACCCGTATGTTTCTGTAGTAGTAAAATTAGTAGGGTCAAATGCAGTATTAATTTTTGATAAACTATCTAATAATCCTATTCCTACAACACTATTATCAGGAATTATAGATTCTTCGGCGTTTTGATTTATTCCTGAGCCGAATTGTAATTCTAATGTATTATTTGATTTTATTCTTGTTGCAAACCTTCTAGGTACTTTTTTAAGCTTTAATATATAGGGAACATTACTTGCATCTGAACTATAGTTAGGGTCATTAAAACTTACATTTAATGTATCATCTAATATAGTGTCTTGAGCTAGAAAAGGAACTTCATACCATCTATTTCCATCGCTATCATATACATCTATAATTTCTATAATATTAGTATCTTCAATTATTGATGTTATAAATTTATCTGCAGATCCATAAGAAAAAGTTGCTGTTTTTACTTCTCCTGAGATAGCTTTTTTAGTTTTCTTTAATAAATAAAATAATGGGTCTCCAATCCCATCAAATGAATATATAGAAACATCGGTAAGATCTGATACATTAGAAGTTGCAAAGTTTATTTTATCCGGTATTAGAAATGAAGCATTTTTAATAATAGATGAATTAATCTGCATATTCTCGTTAATAACTAAAGCATAGTTATAATCAGGTGTCTTGTTTGTTGAAGGTCCAGTAGATGGAATAATTTGATATACATCAACATCTACTGTCGCAGCAGAGGTAACTTTAGGTTT